GTTTGTTACAACGACCAAACTATTTTAATAGAAGTTAAGGATGGGGCAGATAAAAAGCTCACCCCCCAACAAATAACCCTATTTGCTAATTGGCAAGGTGGCCCTTTACACAGGGTAAATTCCGTGCAAGAAGCTATAGAAGTGCTAAAATTATATGAACTTTAAAGGTGTCCTATGCAAGAAACTAAAAATGTCGCTATGTTTGCCGCTACTTTGTTGCATAGCAGCACTAATACTCACTTTTTTCATTGGAGCACAAATTCTTACTCACAGCATAAGGCTTTGGGCAATTACTATGATGAAATCATTGAGCTTGTAGATGACTATGTGGAAGCCTACATGGGTTGCTATGAGCAGATTAAAGAGTTTCCAAGTGTCTACCACCAGCCTAAAGAACCACTCAAGTACTTGGAATCATTAAAGAATTTCGTGGCAGAAGCCAATAGCGATTTGCCGCAAAAACAAGAATTGATTAATATTGTTGCAGAAATACAACAACTTATTGACTCTACCATCTACAAACTCAAATACCTCAAGTAAGGAAGCATCATGCCAATGGACAAATCAGGCTCGGCTCAATCGGTAGGGAAAAACTACAAAACTGAAGTAGCTGCTGGAAAGCCAAAGAAACAAGCATTGGCGATTGCATTGTCTGAACAGCGTACTCATGCTAAAGGCAAGGTAAAGTCTAAGCTAGAAGCTGCTTATGCAAAACACATGGAGTCAAAATGAAACACATGAGCCGTAAATATAAGCCAGAAGATGCCATGCTTAGACCACATAAAGAATCAACGCTTGATAAGCAGCAAAAAAAGCGCCAAGACCATAACCCACCTTTAGAATTAAATGTAGGTGGTAAAGGCGACATTCTGAATAAAAAAGAAAATGAAAGAATGAGGCGTAAAGAGGCATTGTCTAAGGCCATGAACAAATACCACGACCCTGACATCGTTGGATAAGTTCTTCAGATTTTTCAGGGTATAACCCTACTTTTTACAAACATTCTTCAGATAAGCAGCACCTTGACCCTAGATTTTTCTTCAGATTGTCTAGGGTATAGAGGTGCTTTTTTCCATCATTTGCTTAAATTGTAGGCAAGCCATGCCAATGAGTTTAGGGGGCTGTTGCGCCCCTGATTCCCATCGGGTATATGTAACCCTATGGACTCCCAGCAACTGCGCTGCGCCCTCTTGGGTAAGTCCCAAGGATGAACGCCACCCTTTCAGGTCATAGACCATAGAAAAATTCCCCGCAAAAAGATAGGGGGACAAGCCCCCTTGATTAGTTAAAAGTTAGTATTCAAGCCCAGCGCAATCCATAGTTATATGCTGATTATTGATTAAGGAAGTACGGACACCTTTTAAGGCTCTGCGCATCATCCAAAGATTAGGCTCAGGCTTTTCAGCCTCTTGGATAATCATATATAAAATCCCCAAAACTTCATTTTTATCGTCATAGTCCATATATAGGGCATCAGTCAAAATTGCGTTGTTTAGCTCTAATTTGGCTATCTGCTCGGCTGGTGTTACTTTTTTCTCTGGTAGTTTTTTAGTCATGGTTTATCCCCCTTTTTTAATTGCGTTGATTTGTGCTGATAACTTCTGTATTGCTATTCTGGCTCGCTCTTTTTGAGCTGGTACATGGCTTTGAGCTAATACCACCTGTTGCCAATAGAGGCTGTTTTCTAGTACTTTGATATTCATAAATCCTCCCCAATCAAACGGCCTGTGTCTACCTTATAATTGTGAGCCAGCTCATCCAAGAGCCTAGATAGCTCAAACGAGACATCAATCACCTGTTTGACATCTAAAATATCGTGTATACGCTGATACATATATTGAGTTGATACGCTGCTGTTGCCGAATCCGTTATTCATGTGTAATCCCCTTTTAAATGCGTTTAAATGTAATGGATGGATGTGAGATACCAAATAAAGTATAAAAATCCCGCCAAAAGAATAGATAAAACCATCGCTTGCCAATTCTTCATAATTAAGCCTCAACTGTATGAGAGATAGCTTCACCTGCTACTAACTGAGCTGCTACCCACACCATTGCATTACGAAACATCTTGGCGTTATCTAGATTCTCTGTAATAGAGATAGGCATCATTCCTGTTTCATCTTTCCATTCACCTATGATTGCGTGTAAGTCATCTGAATATTCGTTGTATATGTCAGTTGTTTCGTTGTAATAAATCATTCCACTTACTCCACCTTCACAGCCATGAGCTGCAATGTCTGCCAGCTCTTCAACGCTGTAAGTGTCTGCCATGTACTGAGTAAAAGATTTAATTGATTGCATTGTGATTCCCCTTTTAAAACGATTTATAAAGTGTGCTGCTGAATGTTAATGTAGCGCATCACTACAGCTTTGTGTTAACTATTTACGCTTTATTACTTAAATGTATGAATATCGTTGTTTTTACAGCATAACTATGGATTTATGATATATTGCGTCTAAATGAATCAACTACTTAGCGTTTAATTAAACACTTAATTACTGAAAGCTATGACAAACTCTAAATCTATAGCCAAAAGCTATGACAATATGACCATTAATGAAGATGGCTCAAAAGTACCAACCAAGAGAACCCCTCCAAACGCTGGAAAAGGTCGCCCTGTTGGTGCTGTTAATAAACATACTGCTATTGCTAAGGAAGCCATTGCTAAATTCGTGGATAAGAACAGCCCCAGGATGCAACATTGGCTCGAGGAAGTAGCCTCTGGCATTCCTAAGACTGATAAGGAAGGCTGCATCAGATACGATAAAAACGGGGACATCGTGTGGATTGTTCCGCCTAATCCAGAGAAGGCCTTTTTAATGTTGCAAGCCGTAATGGAGTATCACCTCCCCAAACTTGCTAGAGTTGAGAGCGTTGGAGATGAGGCAGCTCCTCAGCGCATGGTTATATCTTGGAAAAGACCTGAATGAGTGAGGGAGTGCTAGAGGTTGAATTAGACTATTGCCCCCGCCAAGTCTTCGAGGACTTCCATGATAGACAGGAACGATGGTCTGTCATTGTGGCCCATAGGCGGTGCGGTAAAACTGTCTTATGTATCAATGACCTGATATATAGAGCCTTAATAGACGATAAAGAGGATGGGCGGTATGCTTATGTTGCTCCCTACTATGCTCAGTCTAAGACCATCGCATGGGATTACTTGGTGAGATTCTCCCGCCCTGTCCTGGCTAAAGCAAACCAGAGTGAACTATGGGTAGAGCTAGTCAATGGCGCAAGGATAAGGCTATTTGGCGCTGATAATCCAGATGCTTTACGGGGGCTATACCTTGATGGGGTTGTATTGGATGAATACGCTGATATGAAGCCTAGTATCTTCGGTGCTGTACTTAGACCCCTCCTTGCTGATAGAAAGGGCTGGGCTACATTTATCGGAACTCCTAAAGGACATAATTCATTCTGGGAGGTTTATAACAATGCCACTCAGGATAAGAGCTGGTATGTAAAGGTATTAAGAGCTAGTCAGACGGGGCTACTAGACCAAGCCGAGCTAGATGATGCAGCCAAGACTATGACTCAAGACCAATATCTTCAAGAATTTGAATGCGACTTTGAATCTGCAATCCTTGGGGCTTACTACGGTAAGGAGATGCGGGCGTTAACCGATGCGGGTAGGATTACAGAGATTGAGTATGACCCTTTATTCCCTGTTCATACGGCATGGGACTTAGGGTACTCTGACGATACTGCGATATGGTGGTATCAGGTCGTGCATGGCGAGATTAGACTCTTAGACTATCACTCTTCAAACGGTCAACCTGTCGCTTTTTATGCGGGGATTATCCAAGCTAGGGAGGAAGAGCGGGGGTATAAATACGGGACTCATTGGCTGCCTCATGATGCTAGAGCCAAGACGCTATCTTCTAATCGTTCTGTAATCGAACAGCTAGGCGATAAGATACCCCTAAAAACAATCAAAATAACCCCTAATTTAAAACTCCAAGACGGAATACAAGCTAGTCGTTTAGCTTTGACACGGGCATGGTTCGACCATAAATGTACTGACGGCATAGAGTGTCTCAGGCAATACCAAAGGGAATACGATGAAGATAAAAAGGTATTCAGGGATAAGCCTCGCCATGATTGGACTTCTCATGGTGCTGATGCTTTTAGGTATTTAGCGATTGTTTGGAAAGATGAAGCAAAAATTGTTGACCCTGAAGCGCCTATACGGGGGGTATTTGTCGGGCAAACTGATGTCTCACTTAATGACTTATGGAAAGAGACTAAGGTAAAAACAAACAATAGAATATAAAAAAGGTAAAATGAGCAAACATTTCGCCAAATATTCAAACATTAAGGCAATTC